TGGAGGCGCAAAATGGTTGATCAGGTAGCAGGTTTAACGCTAGGCGTTGACGTGTCGCAGGTACAACAGGCGACTAAATCACTAAAGGAATTCAAGCAAGCCAACAGCGAAACCGCACGATCTGTTGAGGAGCTTGCTCAGTCTGAATCCCTAGCTACTGCCAGGGCTAAGCAGTTCCGGGAAGAGCAGCGCCGGACGGCAGAAGAAGCAAAGAAGATGCGCCAGGAGTTCCAATCGGTGCTGGGCACCATTGACCCACTCGCGGCAAAAATGAATAAGCTGGCTGACGCATCCAAGGTGCTGGACAAGGCATGGTCTGCTGGTGTTGTTCCTGATGAAGAGTTTTTCCGTCTTGGTGCCGTTCTGGACCTGCAGACGGCGAAGCTCAAAGAGAGTCAGCGCGCACTTACTGCAGAAGGTCAGGCGGCAATTGCTGCTGCTGCTGAGAAGGTAGCAGCCAGCAAGCAGTCTGAAGCGGCGGCGCGTCGTGAATCTCAGGCCAGAGAGTCAGCCAACCTGAAAGCTCAGGCTGCAAGCCGTGGTTTTATTGAATCCCTTGAGGATCAGGTTAGGGCAATTGGGAAAACCCGCACTGAACTCCTGGAGATGAAGGCAGCTCAGTTGGGAGTTGGCGATCAGGCGGCACCTCTAATTGCTCAGCTTAGAGCGCAGGCAAAGCAGATGAATGTCGCTGGACTTTCGGCGGGACAATACTCTAACGCACTGCGCATCCTGCCAATGCAGATAACTGACGTGGTTACGTCACTTGCTTCCGGCATGCCGGTTTGGCTTGTTGCCATCCAGCAGGGCGGGCAGATTAAGGATTCATTCGGCGGTGTTGGTAATACGTTTAAGGTTCTGCTTTCTTACCTGAATCCAGTGACCGTAGCAATGGGTGCGGTTGGTGCCGTAATGGCAGCTATGGGCCTTGCTGCATATCAGGCAGAAAAGCGCCAGCGTGAATTATCACAAGCCCTCATCCTGAGCGGTAACTATGCCGGTGCAACTATCGGGCAGTTTAACGCAATGACTGATGCCATCGCAGAATCAAGCAAGGCGAGCGGTTCAAGCATCCGCGAGATCGCAAACAGCCTCGCCGCATCAGGCAAGTACACAATCGCTCAGATTAAGGTGATCACCAAGGCGACGGCAGATTGGGCCAATGCAACTGGTGAGGACTCAAGCAAGATTACAGGGTACTTTGAGAAGATCGCAACAGACCCGGTTAAAGGCCTGGCTGAGCTGAATAAACAGTTTAACTTCCTCAGCGTAGGTCAGCTTACATACATCAAAAAGCTGGAGGACACGAAAGGAAAAACTGATGCCGTATCTGCAGCAACTAAGATTTTTGCGGACATCATGGAGCAACGCGTGGCTAAGCTGGCTGACAGCGCAACGCCACTTGAAAAGATGTGGAACGACATCAAAAAATGGGCTGACGATGCATGGACTACCGTTGGAGACCGAACTCTGGGCGCGCTTAGCCTAATCACTGATGTTGTTGCCGGGACTGTTGAGCAGATTCGATACCTGCTTAATCAGGGTGATATCATGATCGGCGAATTTGTAGCGTCAGCCGCCAACACACTGAGCAAAATCCCAGGGACATCAGGTTTCTTTGATGGAATCGCTAAGCAGCAGGAAGAGGTGGTTAAAAACGCCAAATCCCAAAACGCCGATCTGCTAAAGTCGATTGAAGAGCGTAACGCTCGAATTATCAAGGGTGAGATGGGCTATGTGCAGGCATCAAAGCAATCAGCAGCGGCTGCGCAGGGTTACAGTAAGGAAACTAAGGACGCAGTAGATAAAGAAGCTGAGGCGCTGAAGAAAAAACAGAAGGCTCAAAAGGTATCTGTTGATCAGGGTGATAAAGTTAGCGAGCAGTATCAGGCTGATATTATCGCTCTTCAGGCCCAACTTAAGGTTTTGCAAGAGCACAGGTCTGTAAATGATCAAATCTCTCAGCAGCAAAAAACATACTGGAATGAAGTGGCAAAATTCCAGATCCTTGAGGAAGCGGCGAAGACGAGAAGCCTGACAAAGAGTGAGCAGCAATTGTTAGCTAACAAAGAAACAATACTCGCCTACTCTCGCCAGAAAGCCGAGATCGGCAACATGATCGTCAACCAAGAGAGAATGAACAAGCTTCAGGATGATTCGAAAGCCTATGTTGATGAGATGACAGCTAAGCGGAAAGCCCTGAACGACACTATCTCAATGGGCACGAGAGAGCAGGAGCGCCAGGCTCAGCTAAGCAAGCTGGAAACAGATTGGACGGCTAAGGGTGGATCTGTTGATGACATGGGACTGACAGAGAAGAAGCAGGCGCTGCAAGAGTTCTTTGCGGAGCAGGACGCGCAGACCAAAAACTGGCAAGCTGGATTGTCTAATGCGTTTGAAGATTGGGGCGCTGAAGTAACCAACGTTTATAAGAATGTTGGTCAGATTGGGACTGAAGTCCTAAACGGCTTATCAAGCCAGTTGACTGACTTTGTTATGACCGGTAAGGCAAACTTCGGCGACTTCGCGAAAAGCATCATCGCTGACATTATCCAGATGACGATTAAGATGGCGATCTTTAACGCTATCGCTGGTTTCATGGGTGGCGGAACCACTGCCGCGCCTGTAGTTGCAGGACATGCAAATGGCGGCGTTGTTGGTAATGCTTCTTTTGCTGGCGGCGGTTATACTGGTGACGGCGGCAAGTATCAGCCAGCGGGCGTGGTCCATAAGGGAGAGTTCGTATTTACCAAGGAGGCAACGCGCAGGCTGGGAGTTAGCAACCTGATGAGGCTGATGCGGGGTTACGCGAACGGCGGTCCGGTTGGCAATACCCAATCAGGTGGCGTAACTGGTGGCGGTGGAATGACTGCTATTTCTGTTGGTAACGTATCGATCGCTATGGGCGGCGGCATGGATAAGCAAAACGCCAAAGCCCTTGAGTCAGGCGTTCGCCAGATCGTCAGTGATGTTTTGGTTGCGGAGTGCAGCCAGGGCGGTAGAATTTATCAACTTGTTAAGGGGTAATATATGGCTGTGGAAACCTTCAAGTGGTGTACACAGATCCAAAACAACGGCGCGGCAATGACCGTTACCAACAACATGCGAGCGATTAGCATGGGTAACGGTTACCGCCAGGTTGCGTCTTCCGGAAGGAACACGAACCGCCGCCAGTTTGGGATCGTTTACGGCGGCAAGGATTATCTAAAGGTTCTTGATTTCCTTTATGCCCACACTGCTAAGCCTTTCATCTGGACACCTCCAGACGGCAGGCCCGGAATATTCATTGTGCAGGCTGACACAATCGGAAGTGCTCCAAAATTCCGTGGCATACAGGAATTGACCTGCACGTTTACCGAGCAGTTCACCAGCGTTTAACTCAAAGGCCAGCTTTAAAGCTGGCTTTTTTTCGTGTATGATCCACTGACCAAATAAACAGGAGTAAAAACCATGACACCAGGATTAAGCAGTAAGTTCGTTAACTGCCTGCAGTCCCTGTATCCGGGCGAGATCATGACGCTCATCGAAATTGATGGCACCAAGTTTGGCAGCCAGATATTTCGCTTTCACGGAGAGAATATCAGCTACTCACCAGAGGAGTTGATGCTGGCACAACAGACCGGAAACCTGGCACCAAAGACAATCCGATTCAATGGTCATGAGTTTGGGCCGCGCCCGTTCGGCATCCAGGGCATAAGTATGTCTGGCGACGGAAAGCCCGGAAAGCCTCAGCTTACGGTTTCAAATATGGATTCACAGCCAGCCGCGTTGGTGCGCAACTATAACGGCATGGCCCAGGCAAAAGTTACGATCTGGATTCTCGTTAAGTCACTTCTTAAGGAAGACGGCTCTGTTGACCAAGGTGATTATCGCAGGCTGGTTTACTACATCGAGCGCCCAAATTTCGCGGATAACCTGCGTGTTACTTTCGATCTTACATCTCCATATGACATGGATGGCCTGATGATACCGGCACGCCTGACGCAAAGCGTTTGTTATTGGGCGCAGCGCGGCTGGTACAAGACCGGAAAGGGATGCTCATACAACGGTCAAAACGGTTACTATGACAAAGACGGCAATCCGGTCGATGATCCAAGCAGAGACTATTGCCCTGGCGTGGTTTCGGCATGTAAGCTTAGATTTCGCGAAGAGCCTATGGATTTCGGCGGCTGCGCGGCTGCATCACTTGTAAGGAACAGATCATGATTAATGCAAAAGTAAAGATGAAGATTTTCGAGCACGCCAACGAGGTTTACCCAAATGAATCTTTGGGCGTTGTGATGCAAAAATCACGCGTGCAGAAATACTACCCTCTGGACAACATCCACCCGGAACCAGATAAGCATGGCGAGCCAGATCACCAGCAGTATTACGACGCCACGCACGAGGATAACGGCACGATGATTGCCTTTGTTCACTCTCATCCTGGCGATGGGGCAACAACGTTACCATCTGCGCATGATATCTGCATGTGCAATGAATGGGGTGTTCCTTTCGTTATTGTGAGCATTCCAGAGGGTGATATGAGGGTTGTAGAGCCAGCATCAGCTCCTCTGATTGGTCGCCCATGGTCATTGGGTTCTTATGACTGTTATGGACTTGTCATGGCATTTCATGAGCTGCATGGAATCAAACTGGCGGATTACCGTAAAACCTATGAATGGTGGAAGACCGGCGAAAATCTTTATCAGGAGTTTTGGCAGAAAGAAGGTTTCGTGGAGACTCATCAGCCGCCAAAGTTTGGTGATATGATTATCATGCAGATTCAATCTGACGTGTGGAACCATGCCGGGATTTACGTTGGTGATAACCAGTTGCTACACCATTACGCAAACCGGGTATCTCGTCGAGATCTATACTCTGGTTGGTATCAGGAAAAAACAGTTTTAGTTTGCAGACATAAGGATCTTAAAGATGACATCGACAAAAATTATTAAGTTAAGCGGCTCCCTCGGGCGTAGATTTGGCGTCTTTCACCGGTTGGCTATCGACTCTTTTCCTGAGTCAATCCGCGCGCTTTCTTCACAGGTTCCCGGCTTCAGGGAGTTCATGAATAGCCAGGTTGGGCAGCAAATGAAGTTTGCCATATTCGTTGACGGTCAGAATGTTGGTGCGCATGAAACTGAAAAGATGCGTTGCGGGCGTGATGTGAGAATCATTCCCATCCCTACGGTTTCTAAGAATGCCGGTCTGATGCAAATCGTGATCGGAGCTGTGATTATGGTTGCAGCCTTCTTTACTGGCGGCGCGGCTCTGGCAGGTATGGGCGCATTCGCTTCAGCAGCCTTTATGGCTGGCGGCGCGATGGTGCTGGGCGGCGTGGTGCAGATGATGAGTCCGCAAAAAGGCGGGATGGATATGACGCCGAAATCAGCCAGTAACAAACCCTCTTACGCATTCGGGGGTGCGGTCAATACCACTGCAGCCGGTTACCCGGTCCCGCTTCCATATGGTGAGAGAACGAACGGCGGTTCAATCTGGTCCGCAGGAACATACGCAGAAGACATTTCTTAACCGCAAACCCCGTTGCTATGGCCTCGGGGTTTTTTTTCGCCTATAATGTCGCATCTAACAATGGAGGCAAAAATGGCTAGAATCATCAGCGTTCAAAAAGGCGGCGGCAGCAAGCCACATCAGCCGCGAGAGATGGACGACAACCTGATCTCAAAAGACAAGATCAAGCTTCTGCTTGCAGTCTCCGATGGTGAGGTTGTTGAGGAGGATGAAAACTCTCTTCTTCGCGCCCTGCTGCTTAATGACGTTCCTGTTATTGGTGCGAATGGTGAAATTAACTATCCAGGCGTTACTGCTGAGTTTCGTACCGGGACGCAGACTCAGGAATACATCCAGGGTTTCACAGAGTCAAATAACGAGATCACTGTTCAGCGCCCACTGACAACCGAAAACCCGTTTATCATCAGTATAACCAATCAGACGTTAAGCGCCGTTCGTGTGCGCATCATGACTGATCGTTTTGTTCAGACTCTGGACAATGGGGACACGGTTGGCACCAAGGTTGATTTCCGTTTTGATATGGCTGTCGATGGTGGCTCTTATCAAGCCGTGCTTACTGACTCATTCGACGGAAAGAACACCAGCGGATATGACCGCAGTATCCGCATTAACCTTCCGCTTAATTACCAACAGGTGTTGATTCGCGCTGTTCGCATCACGCCTGACAGCAGCACGGACAGGATTCAAGATGAGATCAGGGTTCAGGCTTACAGTGAGGTTATTGACGCTAAATTCCGTTATCCACTTACCGGCCTGCTGTTTATTGAGTTCGGCTCAGATCTTTTCCCGAGCCAGTTGCCAACCATTTCACTAAAAAAGAAATGGAAGAAAATCATGGTTCCAACAAACTATGATCCGATTGCAAGGACTTACAATGGCACATGGGATGGCACATTTAAATTCACATGGAGCAATAACCCGGCATGGGTGTTGTATGACCTGATCCTGAATCAGCGTTACGGACTTGACCAGCGCGAGCTGGGAATTGCACTGGATAAGTGGAGCTTATACGAGGCAGCTCAGTATTGCGATCAGCAGGTGCCTGATGGTCACGGCGGAACGGAGCCGCGTTATCTGTGTGATATGATTGTTCAGTCTCAGGTTGAGGCTTACACCATCGTGCGAGATATGTGCTCAATCTTTCGCGGGATGTCGTTTTATAACGGTGAAAGCCTGTCAATCGTGATCGATAAGCCGCGCGATCCGGTTTACCTGTTCACAAATGATAATGTGGTTGATGGGGCATTTGTCCGCACTTTCGCCAGCGACAAGAGCATGTACACCTCTTGCAACGTCATGTTTGATGATCGCGAGAACATGTATAACCAAGATGTTGAGCCTGTTTTTGACACCGAAGCGGCGCGCCGGTTTGGTAATAACCCAACTGAGATTACAGCAATCGGATGTACCCGCCGCAGTGAAGCAAACCGCCGTGGGCGCTGGATAATCAAAACGAACCTTCGCAGCACTGTTGTTAACTTCGCAACAGGTCTAGAGGGGATGATTCCGATGATAGGTGATGTTATTGCCGTGGCGGATTCTCACTGGCAGAGTAACTATCTGCTGAACCTTTCCGGACGAGTTTCTGAGGTTGCAGGCTGGCAGGTTTTCACGTCGTTCCGTGTTGATGCGAGGCCAGGCGATTTCATCATCGTTAACCGACCTGACGGTATCCCGCAGAAGCGAACCATCGCCAGCGTGGCACCAGACGGAAAAACCCTGACTCTAAACGTTGGGTTTGGATTTCAGGTTCAGCCTGATGCAGTTTTCGCGATTGAGCGCACCGACCTGACCTTTGAGAAATACGTGGTAACGAAGATCGAGAAAGGTGATGACGATGAGGAGTTTGTTCACAGAATCACTGCAGTCGAATATGACGAGACAAAATATGATGCAATTGATTACGGAGTGATAGTTGACAGCAGGCCAACAAGCGTAGTTGATCCTGATGTTATGCCAGCGCCTCAGAATGTGCAACTCAGCTCCTACTCTCGCGTTGTACAGGGAATGAGCGTTGAAACGATGGTTGTGTCGTGGGATAAAGTTCAATACGCATCGCTGTACGAGGTTCAATGGCGCAAGGATGGGAATAACTGGCAGAACGTACCGCAGACGCCAACAACTGAAATTCAGTTAGAAGGCATCTACGCAGGTGTTTATGAAGTTCGTGTAAGGTCTGTTTCTGCCGGTGGCAGCGCGTCTCCATGGTCAGCCGTAGTTGCTAAATCACTGACCGGTAAAATTGGAAAACCAAACAAGCCAATCAACTTAACAGCGACTCAGGGTGAGGTTTTCGGCATCAGGGTTAAGTGGGGAATGCCTGAAAACTCAGCGGACACAGCTTACATTGAGCTGCAGCAGTCTAAAACAGGAAGCGTAGAAACGGCATCTCTGGTTAGCCTGGTTCCATATCCTCAACACGAGTATTGGCATAGCGTGCTGCCTTCTGGCTACACTAACTATTATCGTGTGAGGGCCATTGACAAGATCGGTAACCAATCAGACTGGACAGATTTCGTTTTCGGCATGGCGACTGATGATTTCGATAAGATTGCTGAAGTTGTGAAAATCGACATCGAAAACAGCGAAGGTTACAAGGAGCTGAAGAAGGACATCTTTGAGACTCAGGAAGATCTTAAATCCGCCGCTGCAAAACAGAAAGCTCAGGCTGAGGCATCCATTGAAAACGCATTGGCAAACAACACCGACGTAATCAGGATGACAGTGGAGAACGGAAAGAGGAAAGCGGAGTATCGCCAGGCGGTTAAACTGGTAGCTGATGAGACGGAGGCTCGCGCCAGCGCAATCAGCCAACTTACTGTTGAGTTTGACGAAAAGGTTAATTCTTCAGTAACGCGACTTGATGAAGCAATTGCCAATGAGTCAGAAGCGAGGGCGACGGCAATTACCGAGCTTAAGACGCAGATCGACGAGGACATAACAGCAAGTATCACTGAGATTCAGGAGACGATCACCAACCTTGATGAGAGCACAGCATCAACTTTCCAGAGTATTAATACTCGATTTGGTCAGAATGAGTCTACGATCACCAATACTCAGAAAGCTATCAGTGATGAAACCCAGGCGCGAGCTGAAGCTATTCAAAGTCTTAATTCAAGCCTTGGTAGTCAGGTTAATGTCTTAGCTCAGACAAAGCTGAATACTTTTGCGACAGAGGATGGACAGGTCGGCGGTATCTACAGCGTTGGTTTAGGGGCAAAGGTTAATGGACAGGCTCTGCAGGCGGGCTTCTCTATTGCAATCGACAACAGCAATGGTAACATTAAAGCACGTAGTTTCTGGGATGTAGATCAGTTTGCAATAGGAAGGATTGGACAGAGTTTGCAGCTTCCTTTCTTTGTAGAAGGCAATCAGACTTACATTCAAAGCGCAATTATTAAAGACGCTTCGATCACCAACGCTAAGATCGGTTATGAGATTCAGTCTAATAACTACCAACAGGGTCAGGTTGGCTGGAGGATTGATAAGGGCGGTACGTTTGAAGTTAACGGAAATGTTGCGGGGCAGGGAAGGCTTGTCATACAGAATAACCAGATTAGCGTTTACGATCAAAATGGAGTTTTGCGCGTAAGGATGGGGCAACTTTAACGGAGATGGGCGGAGAAATCCGCCCTTTAACTACATGTTTGGATTTGGAACGTGGGACGACAACGGCGTATACAACAACTACGGAATACAGCCGGTAAATGTTATTGGATATCAGTATCTTGACAACCTTCAACTGTCAGCAACATTATATTTTAATGTTCCTTCAGGTCGTAGTTTAAGATTTATCGTAATTCCCGTTGGAAACTTTGATGGAACAGGAAGTAACCGTAGGCAGATTTACGTTTCCGGTAACTCTGTGATATCCAACCCTGCGCCAAATAACGTGGCTGGACCTGACAGATTTCCCAATTCACCTATTTTTATTCTGGGGTACGTCGTATGAGTTTCGGCGCAATGATGCTTAGAGAAGATGGCACTCCATTTTATATTGATGGAACTTTGCCTTTTTCACTTACAAGGAGGCAAGATTTCTCTGTTGACGCAACGGTTAATTCTGGTAATGGCGCATCTATACAACTTGATAGCACCGGTGGTCAGCCTTTCATATATTTTGTCAGATTTTTCCAGCGTGATTCATGGGGTTACATGCAGCAATCAAATGGACTAAACTATCTTGTCGCTGGAGCATTCACTTCTGGGATTTGTAGCGGAACTATTTATGGTTTCTCAATGCAGTATCAGAACGTACCAGCTTGGGGTATTGCCATATATGATGAGTCTGGCAGGTGTGTTATAACAAACGAGACTAAAACTTTAAGAGGGGTTGGAATTGTAAACCCTACTGGAAATCCGTCAACATCTGGTTATCTAAATGAGACTATAGGCGGCAGCAAGGCCATAGTTGTCGGAAGGACCGGCGCTGACGTTTATCAGCAGATTATTGGTGGAAGACCAATAACGCAAATAATAACAAGATCTACAGGGTGTTTCCTTGATGGGTCGGTTACAAGGATAAGATCTAACGAAATGGGGCGAAGTAGTGCCAGCATACTCCTGAATAGCTCACAAGGCAACGGATATGCTCCCGCCTTCATTGATACGGCGCTTTATGACTAACCCGCTTCGGCGGGTTTTTTATTGACTAAATTCTGATACAATGCAGCATGGCAAAACGCCTTTTAATCGTAAGGAAAATAAATCATGGCAATTTATCGTAAAGGCACAGCTTCAGTTGATGCAGCAGGAAAAATGACAGGCACAGGAACCGATTGGATGCAGGCCCTATCCCTTATCCGGGTAGGGGCAACTGTAATCCTGCTGAGCGGTTCAAAACCAGTTATCGGAAGCATCGCTGAGATAATCAGCGACACTGAAATTAATTTGATCGGCACGGCGGGTCAAACAGCCGTTTCAGGTGATTATGTTATTTTGCTAAGTGACTCACTAACCGTTGATGGCCTCGCGCAGGACATTGCTGAGACTCTTCGTTACTACCAAAGCAAAGAGACTGCGGTTGATGGTCTGATAGATAGCATTAAAGCTTATCTGAAGCGAGCAGAAGACAGCGCCAGCGCCGCAAAAACCAGTGAGACTAACGCTGGTCAGAAAGCTACCGATGCAGCAGCAAGCGCCAGCGCCGCAAAGACCAGCGAGACAAACGCAGGGCAGAAAGCTACTGACGCAGCAGCAAGCGCAAGCGCAGCAAAAACCAGTGAGACAAATGCAGGTCAGAAGGCTACCGATGCAGCAGCAAGCGCAAGCGCAGCAAAAACCAGTGAGACAAATGCTGCGAATACACTTTCTGGCGCAGTTCTTAAATCACAAAACCTTAAAGATCTTGCTGACAAGGCATCTGGATGGACAAATCTACTAACTGCCAGAAGTGCAGCAACAGCCAGATCTGATCTTGGGTTGGGCAACTCATCAACAAGAAACGTCGGATCTGCTTCAGGTACGGTTGCGGCTGGTGATGATGGAAGGCTCAACACAATTAATGGAAAATCAGGAGGTAACGTTTCCAGCTCAATAACATTAACAGGAGTAACAAATGACCCTAGTGGAAATGCATCAAACAATTTAGTTCTAAATGGAGCAGCAGCTCAATGGAATGTTGTTATGCAATACTGGCTTCAGACAGGACAATACCACTCATTTAGACTGGTCCAGAATAACGCTGAAACTTTTAGGGCGCAATCAAATGGATCTTGCTTCGCTGCATCATTTAACCCCACATCAGATAGCAATTTGAAATTCAACAAAAATTTTATTTCAAATGCTCTTGAGAAGTCGATGATGATAAGGGGTATGACCTACAACATGCAGGGTCAAAGAAAGGCTGGTGTTATTGCACAGGATGTAGAAAGCGTGATTCCTGAAGCTGTAACAACAAGCCGGTCAAAAATTGTTCTTGAAGATGGGACAATTCTTGATGAAACAAAATCCCTTGATTACAGTGGCGTTGCCGGTCTTCATTCTGAGGCAATCAAGGATGTTGTTAAGCTAATGCTTCTTTGCCTTGAAGATCCTGATGCTGCTAAGTCTGAGCTTAAAGGCCTGGTATCAAAAATAAATTCATCAAATGATGATGAAAATAAAACTAAAATGAAAATGGAGTGGGCGCTTGCAGATCAGCCAGAAATCAATCCAAATGAGATTAATGAACCTGAAGCTGATGGAGAGTAACTAAAATAAAGGAGCCGAAAGGCTCCTTTTTTATTGGGTGAATTATGGATGAAAAAAAGGGCCATATGGCCCTTTAATTAGAATGGAATATCGGCGTCGAAATCAATTGGTGGTTCGTTTGCTGGTGGTCGCGCTCTCTGCTGCTGAGGTTGTGGTTTTGGTTGCTGAGGCTCACCCCAACCATTACCGGTAGCTCCGCCTTGCTGCTGACCATCACCGCCGCCAAACTGGCTGAATACCAGGTTCGCAAATCCTGCTGGCTGAATACTGTTATACGTGGTGCCGTTATGCTCGCGGCTGACAATCTTAGCCTGATCAAAGCTGATTGATACAACCTTGCCAACCTGCAGGGCGTCTGCATACCACTTTTGCAGGCCGGGAGTTTTGGCGTTTAAGAAGAAAGTGTAATTGGTGTATTCGCGAACGTTTTCTTTATTCTTGAATGACTCAGCAAGCTCAAGAATGAAAAGGGTTTCGTTGTGAATGCGCGGTGCTTTGCGGATCTCTGCCGTTACAATGTGCATCTTGTTCTCCAGTTAAATTAAATGGGGCAATCAAGCCCCATGTTTGTTATTCAAAGTTCTCAATAGCCGTTGCATCTGATTGATCAGATTGTACAGATTGAGTGCGCTGTGTTGCAACCTCATCTTTAACTTTCGCAACATCTTTAAGTTTTACCGGGTTAAATCCGCCGCCGTTTGGTGCTGACTGAGCTTCAAACTTTGCCTTAAGCTCTTCGTAATGACTCTGAACCACGGCGCGATTTGCAGCGTCTAGATTCTTCCACGCATCTTTAAAGCATGATTGCAAGCTATCTTTATCCTCGCACTTGTCCAATTTCTTGTTCCAATCGCGAGCGGTTAACACGGAACGCTCAGCGTCGTCATCGGCCTGGCTCAGACCGAAGCACGCGGCAAGGGAGTAACGACGCG